TGCTGGTATTGATTCTTATAAAATGCCTGATACTGTGGGTGAAGGTTTAAATGTGGTTACAGGAAATATGGTAAATATGATACAGTCTGGTATCATCGACCCACTGCTCGTAACTAAGAGCGCTCTTCGGAACGCGGCTTCTGTAGCTACAACGATATTATCTACCGATTGTGTAATTAATAATCTTAGAATTAATGAAGGCAATAGGTAGAAACTTAATAGTAAACAAGCATAAGGTAGGTGCCGCTAAAACAAAAGGCGGCCTTATCTTAGCTGAGAAACAAAGAGATGACATCAGGTATATAACTGCTGATGTAGTCTCTGTTGGTGACGAAGTCGCAGGCGTAAACAAAGGCGATAAAATATATTACGACAAACACGCTGGTCACGGTATAGAGTTTGAAGGTGAAAAATATATTGTTATTAAAATACAAGACGTTGTTGTAGTTCTATGAAAAGGCTAGAAGCAAGGGATATCAAAGATATGAACTTGTTAAAACACTATCGAATAATAAGACGGTGGGCTTGTAGAAACAACAACCTTTTAGATGCAGATCTAGAAGTGTTAATATATCTTGACTGTTTTGGTTTATTTAATAAACAAGATTTTAAACTAGGTGTATATTCTTATAGCTGGGACAATAGACGTTTTAATAGATTACTTAAAGAAGGTTGGATTACTGTTTGGAGAGAAAGAAACAGGACCACGCAAAAGTACAATATATATAAAACATCTTTTAAATGCCAACAACTTATTCAACGCATGTATCGAATGATGTTAGGCGAAGAAGATATACCAACAAGTACTAGACGAAATAAAATTATGAAAGGTAAACGTTATTCTGATAAAGTTTTAATAACGGCTATCGAAAACGTTAACAAAGATAAAAATAGATAACTATGGCTAAATGTACAAGCTGCGGATCTCCGCTGTGTAAAGGATGCGGATCACCAAATAAATTTTTAGGAGGTATCGCCGCGTCTATTGGTGCTGGAATGACTGGTGCTGCTGAGAGCATGGGTTCTAATGCCTTTAGAGAAAAACTAAGAAACAGCGTTTTTGGTGGCGCAGCTTTTGACGCTATGCAGCAAAGTCAAGCTCAACAAGCAGCTGCTGGCCAAGCAGTAACTTCTCCTGAAATTGCTGGAGGAGTAGGTGCTGCAACTGGAAACGAAGTACCTATGAATACAAGTAATCCTTTTCAAGGTAAAACATTTAAAATAGAACCAGCTAGTCCAACCGCTATGGTAGATCCTGAATTAGCATCTGCAGGTATACAACCTGAAACAACGTATGAACCACCTATGCAAGGCAACCAAATGGGTAATGCTAAGCCACTATTCAACGCGGCTGTTCAAGCATCAGCTGAAGCTATATACGGAACACCTATGCAAAGACAAATTTCAGTTGATAGTCCTTATAAAATGAAATCACCATTAGAAGGAAACGCTTTTACAGGGGCGATGGCGGAAACAGGTGGTGATTATAAAGCGGCTAAAGAAATACTTAAAAATAAATAATTATGGAACACGCAATAGATAAAGTTATTAAAAGACCTGTACTTGAAGGACAAGTAGGTGAGAACGCTCTATGGGAAGGACCGCTTGATACGACTGGCTTTCCAATGGGTAAAGGCAGTAGCTCAGGTAAGAATGGTATGGAAGTTAAAAAATATCCATGCAGCTATGACGGTATGCCTATTACTCAAAAAGCTAAAATGCGAAGATAATGCCTATCAGGGTAGATAAGAAAAAACTAAAGTGCAATACGCCTAAGCGTACGCCTAACCACCCAAAAAAGTCTCATATTGTTAAGGCTTGTGAAAGTGGTAAGGAAAAAATTATACGTTTCGGTGAACAAGGTGCTAAAACAGCGGGCAAACCAAAGGCTGGTGAGTCCGAGCGTATGAAGGCTAAACGTAAAAGTTTTAAAGCACGTCACGCTAGAAATATTAAAAAAGGTAAAATGTCCGCCGCTTATTGGGCTGACAAAGTTAAATGGTAAAATAAAAACAATGGCAAGATTTATAGAGATACCAGTCAATGGTACTTTTCCTAAAACAGGTAGATTCCTAGTAAGCGCTGATAATGCTTTATTTGTATTTGCACCCACAGGTGATTCTGGTTCTAAAACACAAATTAGAATGAAAGGCTCAGGTGGCGTTGGAGCCACTAGAGTAGTATTAACACACACTACAACAACGACTGGAGCTGTTAAAGATGCTATCAATAAAGCTTTAACATCTAATCCAGGTGGTAAAAAAGCTTTTGTTGATCTACCAGCAGGCATCACGATAACTAACATAGAAATATTAGGATAATAAACAAACAAAAATAATTATGGCTAATTTTATAAAAATACACTCTAAGGGTACTGCTATAAACAACATTGGTAGTTATCTAATAAATGCTAGTTCTGTTCTAACTGTATTGCAAATGAATCAGACTACTACAGATATTTATTTAGAGGAGAACGCTGATGAGGCTCAGAAAACAAAAATAGTTCTTACACACACCGCTACAGGTACTGGTAAGGCTTCTATGAAAGATGCTATCAATAACGCGCTAACAGCTAACCCAGGTGGTAATCCAAGTCACGTAGATTTACCAGCTGGCATAAGTGTGACTAATATCGCGTTTGTAACTACATAGTAATGCTACGTAAAGGCTTAGGCGACGATATAGAAAACTTTTTTAAAAAGACTGGTGTAAAGACTGTTGTAGACAAAGTGTCTGAAGGTCTTAATATACCTTGTGGCTGCTCTGCTAGAAAAGAGTGGTTCAATGAAAAATTTCCATATAGAAACTAATGGCTTTTAAAATAACACCTTTTTATAATTTAGATAATACTCCTATATACCACGTAGATATGGAAGATGGTGTACTAGGTAAAGCCAATAACAATGGTACTATTATCATTAATAAAAATGTAAAGCCTGAAAGAATCCAAGAGGTTATTGATCACGAAATGATACATATATGCCAAATGCGTAGAGGTGATCTAGACTACAACGCAACTCATGTATTCTGGAAAGGTAAATATTATCCTAGATCAGAAATGAAAGAAGGTGCAAAAAATCTACCTTGGGAAAAAGAAGCTTACAATAACGCATAACAATTAAAAATAAGAACAATGCCATATTCACCAATGAAAAAGTCGTGTATTAAAATGTACGACAAAAAAGGAAAACAATCAGGACTAATGATGGAAGGTTCTGTAGCTCACATGGAAACAATGGGGCAACCAAAGAAAAATCTAATTAATGATATGCCAGTAGATGATAATGCGTCGGCTCTAGAAATGTCACCATATAAAATGGAAGATAAAAAAGTTGATGAATTTGGCACACTAATTCCAGAAGGTTTTAAATCTGATGCTGGTGAAGTAATTGCAACTTCGCGTAAAGTTTCTAGTGATCCAGTTTCTTTTGAAGATGCAGGCACTGGAATTAGACCACCAAAAATAAAAGACGTCAAAGGTGAAGTAATACCTGGAGCGGGTGAAAGTATTTTTAACAAATTGCCTTTCGGTGGGGTTAGAGATAAAGATGCTAGCAAAATGTTCAAAGGTGGTAGGTTTACTACTGTAAAAATTAATTAATGAAAAAAAAATTTAATGAAACTAAAGTCGGGAAGTTTATATTAGAAAAGCTTCCTGGCTTTGTTTCTGGTGCATTACCTGAAAATGGTGTATTAGGCGTTGTTAAAAACTTAATCGACAACGATCCAGCAATTACACCAGAAGAAAAATCACAAATGCACGAAGAGCTAGTGCAGTTATATGAGCTTGAAGTTGCTGACCGTGATTCAGCAAGAAAACGTGAAGTGGAAAAAGCAAAAACAGGTGGGTTTGATTTAATGTTTAATCTTACCGGGCTTACAGGACTTGGTGCTTTTGCTTTTATCATATACGCTATTGTGTATTTACAAATCCCAGAAAGTAATAAAGAAGTGTGGATTCACCTTATTGGTATATGTGAAGGTATCGTACTTTCTATATTCGGCTACTTCTTTGGATCAGCAATAAGGAAAAATAAACAATAATAAGTAATAATAAGTAGTATAAGTTACTATAAATCAATTAAATTAAATTAAATGGCAAAGATTACAAAAGAACAACTAGACAAAGTTGTATCGCAACAAAGTGAATTAAGCAAAGTCTTAAATGATATTGGAGCTTTAGAAGCTAATAAACATTCATTGCTTCATAAGATAGCTGATGTAAATAAAGACATCGAACAAACCAAAGCTGAACTTGAAAAAGAATACGGTGCTATAAACATCGATCTTAAAACAGGTGAGTATACTATTATTGAAACAGAAGATGATGGTGAGCTAGCTGTAGTTAAAGCAGAAGACTAAAATGGAATCTGTTATAAGAAAAATCAGTATTGGTTCTGACTACAAAAATGATGCTATGCATTACTCTGTAGGTCAAGAGGTTTATGGAGGTCACACCATTGCGTATATTTTGTTTGATCAATCAGATAGCTCTTATAATATTCATATAAAGAAAAACAATGAGGTATTGCCGTGGAAGAAGTTTAATTCTAACATGGCAATATCTATTGAATATGATCTTGAGTATTAATGAGGAGTGTATACGATTTTATAATCAAACCAGTTGGTGAAAGATATAGTAACGAACTAAAGGTTGGTGATAAAAAACTTATACTTAATTCTAAAATAGAAAGTCATAAGTTTGTAAACAACATAGCTGAAGTAGTATCAACACCACTAGCTGTTACAACACCTATACAACTCGGAGATGAAGTTGTAGTACATCATAATATATTTAGACGTTACTACAATATGAAAGGTGAAGAGGTTAACAGTAGTAAGTATTTTAAAGATGATATGTACTTCTGCCAATTAGATCAAATATATATGTATAAGCATATATATAGTTGGAACGCTTTTAATGATAGATGCTTTGTGGCTCCTGTGGTTAATAGGGACGATCTAGATTTATCTAAAGATAAAAAACATATTGGGATATTAAAATACGCTAATAAGTCTTTAGAAGATAAAAATATAAATGTAGGTGATATTGTTGGTTTTACACCTAACAGTGAGTTTGAGTTTATTGTAAACGACGAGCTTCTGTACTGTATGAAAACCAAAGACATTGTAATTAAATATGAATACGAAGCAAACGAAACTCAGTATAATCCAAGCTGGGCAAAAAGCAGTTGAGGAGTTAATCAAGGTAGCTAAAGAAGCTATTGTAGATTCAGATGATGATATATCAGCTGATAGACTAAAGAACGCTGCCGCTACAAAAAAGCTAGCAATATTCGATGCATTTGAAATACTCAACCGTATTGAAGAAGAAAAAGCTATGCTTGAAGACGGTAAGAAAGAAACTAAAGAGAAAAGCTTTAAAGGTTTTGCAGAAGGAAGATCTAAGTAATGTACGAACAAACTTTAGTTAAAACACTTACAGATCACATCAAACCTGCTATTGTAAAAAAGAACAATAGATATAAGAAATGGAAATATGGTTATGATGCAGAGCATGATATAGTTATCATAAGCAGAGATGGTACACTAGGAGAAGTTATTGAAATACAAAACCTAGTTATTGGACTTCCGCAGTTACCGGAAAATGTTTATGAAAATAAAGATAAGATGTGGGAACGTATACCATATCCTAAAGATCTTGAGAAAATTAAAAGTGTATTTGACTGGAATAAATATCCAGCTACATTTAAAGAAAAGTATTATGACTATATCGATGAAGAGTTTAATCGTCGTGAAAAAGGTTTTTGGTTCGTTAATAAAGATAAGCCTACTTATGTTACTGGCTCTCACTACATGTACTTGCAGTGGAGTAAAATTGATGTTGGGGCAGCAGACTATAGGGAATCAAACAGATTATTCTTTATATTCTGGGAAGCTTGCAAAGCAGACCAAAGATGCTATGGTATGTGCTACCTCAAAAACAGACGGTCTGGTTTTTCATTCATGGCATCTGGTGAAACTGTCAACCAAGCTACAATATCAAGCGATGCAAGATTCGGTATATTGTCAAAGTCTGGTGGTGATGCCAAAAAAATGTTTACCGACAAGGTAGTACCAATATCAGTTAACTATCCTTTCTTTTTTAAACCAATACAAGACGGTATGGACCGTCCAAAGACAGAGTTAGCGTATAGAGTACCAGCGTCTAAATTAACAAGACGTAAACTTGACGCAGGCGAAGTTGATGAAGATATAGAAGGACTTGATACAACTATTGACTGGAAAAATACAGGTGATAACAGCTATGATGGTGAAAAATTAAAGCTGCTAGTACACGATGAATCTGGTAAATGGGAAAGACCTGATAACATATTAAACAACTGGAGAGTTACTAAAACAACATTAAGACTTGGTTCTAGAATTGTTGGTAAGTGTATGATGGGTTCAACATCAAACGCGCTTGAAAAAGGTGGTGGAAACTTTAAAAAATTATACTATGCTTCAGACGTTACACAAAGAAACCGCAACGGACAGACTAGCTCAGGATTATATTCTTTGTTCATACCTATGGAGTGGAATTACGAAGGATTCATTGATGCTTATGGACTACCTGTATTCGATCCGCCAAAAGACGAAGTCAAAGATCCGCACGGTGAATTAATTATTACAGGTGTTATTGAGCACTGGGAAAATGAAGTTGATGGTTTAAAGAGCGATCAAGATGGTTTGAACGAATACTACCGTCAGTTTCCCAGAACAGAGAAACACGCTTTCAGAGATGAAGCAAAAGAATCTTTATTTAATCTAACTAAGATATATGAACAAATAGATTATAATGAAGATGTTAAAAACAAATCACTAGTAACACGTGGTAGTTTTCAGTGGGAAGGAGAGAAACAAGATACTATAGTAAGGTTTGTTCCAAACAATAATGGAAGATTCTTAGTGTCATGGGTTCCACCTGCAAATTTACAAAACCGTGTAATAGTAAAGAATGGAGCGAAATATCCAGGTAATGAGCACGTAGGTGCTTTTGGATGTGACTCATACGATATATCAGGTACAGTAGATAAGAAAGGTTCTAAAGGATCACTGAGTGGTCTTACGAAGTTTAGTATGGAAAATGCTCCAGCTAATATGTTTTTCTTAGAATACATTGCAAGACCTGAAACAGCCGAGATATTCTTTGAAGATGTACTCATGGCATTACACTTTTATGGTATGCCAATACTCGCGGAGAATAACAAACCAAGGCTTCTGTATTATTTAAAACGTAGAGGGTATAGAAACTTCTCTATGAATAGACCGGATAAAGTTTATAATAAACTATCCGTAACAGAAAAAGATATTGGCGGAATACCAAACTCGTCAGAAGATATTAAACAAGCGCATGCTGCTGCTATTGAATCTTATATTGAAGATTACGTTGGTATAACTA